CTCTATAACCTCCGGTTGAAGGGAGGGCAAATCAGAACGTTGAACTGCAGAAACTGGATGTGAAACGTTAAGCGCAACAGTTTGATCTTTTTGGGTGTCCTCAAGAGTGGACAGTTTTTGATGATTTTCGATACTGGCAAGCTCTAATGGATTCAGCAGAAAGCTCAGCTCAAAGCTAACTGCCTATGGTCCTAGGGAGGTTTTTCGGGGCTGCCTGGGGACACCTCATCCTGAATAGGGGACCCACACACGGTACGGGGACCAACCGCCCGTGTGCACTCACTCTGGCTTGTGCGACCTCACATAGTGAGATCGCCGCTGCACCACCGCAGCTTCCTTTCTTCCCGAGTGAGCGAGAAGCTGACGTTTCTGCGGGGGAGATTCAGTGCAGCACTCTGGTAAGCCTCGACAATCCGAGGATACCATTCGTCCCAAGTTTGGTCATGATGGATCGCCAATTCATCGAGGAAACGATCTAATTTCGTCTCCCAGATCAATAACGGATCAGTTCCATCTTTAGGACGCTTCATCCACTGAATATTCTGGATGATAGTGGACAGATCCAACATCGCCACTGGGCGATTAAGCTCCCTGTCCATACGAACAGTCCGCTTAAGGAACGAAATATCAAACAAATTCCGGTCCTTGTTTTGGAACTCCTCGTTCTTATCCTCATCGGTGTACACCAGACCCATCGTTGCATACCCTTTAGCAAGGGTAGTGTCATTAATAAGGTCGAGGTTGTAACCGAGATTGGTTCCTCGTTTCACCTTCACAGTGACGTCATCACCGAAATCGATGACCCAAATCAAGTCATTTGCAATGACTTTGGTCACAAATTCGGTGACCTGCATCCTCTTGGCATCCGGGCCAAGTACCGCGTGTGCACAAGCAATGAAAGTTGCGAGTGTGTTCGTGGCACTATTGCATGGTGTGGTCATCAACCAACCCGAAGGGTTGGAATTAGTCCACTGTACTACCCGGTCATCATATTGGATACAGGGCCGCGTGGCCCCAATGAACAAGTTACGGGCAATCAACATCTGCTCTGCATTGTAAAGGCCGGTTTTGCCGAACAACGCATCAAAGATGCTGAAGAGATGATCCATCAGGAAAGGCGACAAACGTTTGTCGTATCCCGAATGGTCACCAGCTAACACCCGGTAATCCGGATGGCCAGCTCCAAGCCTGTCAGCATAAGCCTTCAGGTCAATTTCATCAGCCATGTTAATTCCCATAGCCGTGAAATTGCGCAACCGATTCTTAGGCTCCAGCCACCAATCAACAAATGGTCCGAAGACCATTCGCGTGGCAATTAGATGGCTAAAGGGGCTGCCATAATTAGGCGGGTTTTACAGTCCCTAACCCGATCATTAGGCCTGAGTTCATCTTTGGGAAAAACGGCACAAATGGCTGCAGGAGCAGCACTAGCCGCATTCTCTAAGATGACCTCAACTTGCTCCTTAATCAGCTGAGCGTCCACTGTGTCAAACACAAACTCCCCATCCTCACCAAAGGCGGAGCGTTTCTTATGTCCCAGAAACAGTCGATCCGGGAAACCACAAGATGTACCCCTGTCAACGGGTTTCATGTTAGGAAGCAATGGCGTCCCCGCCACAGCTTCCTCAAACGTGAGAAACCTGTTGAGCTTAGGTGGTTCAAGGGAAGTGTAATGGGTCAGCAAAGGGATTTCTGCACCACGAAACAATTCGGTCGGTGGCACAACATACCCCTTTGAATACTCCACTACATTCTTAAGGACGGGATCAACCCCATCCTTGGGAACCAAGCGGGCTGGCTTCTTTAAGCTAGACGCTCCCTGGATGATCCCGTGCATGGGGGATTTACCTATGTCGCTCCTGTAAGCAGGGCGTGCAACATGGGTCACTCCAACAACCATGCAATCATCTTGCGGGGTGCTCGGCATCCTCTCGATATCCACCTTTTCAGTTGCCCAATCATTGGACTGGACAATAATAGGGGTGAATGGAGAGAGTTCGCCCTGGGACAAAGCCGCAGGCTTCAGTGCTTCGATTGCCGTGTCGATCATCTTGCGAGTGACACGCACAGCAATACCCAAGGTCGTATTTCCGCCGTAACCGGCACAATGAATGCCCACAATCTTTGACTGGACGTTTTTGTCCAGAACAACAATTGGCGATCCGCACATTCCTTTGCGAGTAGCAATATCATAGCTAATCGCATCAGATGTACAGTAATCCTTTCCAAGGGCCGCATCCGTAGCACGAACTACATCCTTAAAACCCCTCGCGGGTCCAGTTGCAACTTCGCGCTGCGGGTGCATGGTGCCGGGAATCATCTGCCAAAAAGCCAGTGAAACCTGCCTCGTGACTGCGGGTGTCCAAGGCAAATCACCGAAATGTGCCTTGATGTCCTTGCAGACAAATTTAGGCACGCGCAATGCGATCAAATCGGCATCCGGGAAACGATAGACATTGCGCTCGACCAAAAGATCGGCCGAGTACATGTCAATCTTGTTAAGGTGGGCTTTCTTGCCACACCTTACAAGGCTGATCGTATATCCCTTACCACCGTTACGCATCAACAACTTATCATAGTTGTGCCCATTCATAAAGATGAGCTCGTGCGTGATGGCAGTGGCAACGCACAGCATAGTGTCTCCCTCCATGAATCCAACAACATTGTTAGACAGGAGGGAATCACACAAAGCGCGTGCGTTATCGTCATTGCTCTCGGTTTCCGCTTGATTAATCGTCATAGCCGTCTCCGACTTTCGCTCAGACCGCCATTGCCATACTCGCATAAGGAGCATGATAACGGCCCAACCTGCCAAGCACGTAATCGCGGGATTGAATTGGAGAACGGTCCTCAGCTCATTAAGAGCAATGGCTGTCAGTGAAGCAAAGTTGCTCCACAATTCGCGAGCGGTGTCCTTGATGTTCTGCAT